AAATATTTTGCTGTTCTCATTATTTACCCCATTTTCCATTTTTAACGATTGTTGCCATTATTCCATAGTTGGAAACATCAAGATAAGCATCTTCCATAGGTTCACCTTCTACGGCGTTTCCTCTGTTACCCATAAGTAAAGTTTTTAACCTCTGTATCTTATCATTCATTCTGAACCACAAACCTGTAAGTGATAAGTGTATCTCATCAGGTGTTTGTAATTGTGTTCCAACACTTATGTTACCTGGACCGTAATCATGTTGTTTGTGTAAGAACAATTCGTATTGTTCTCTTTGTAATCTTTTAAATTCTTTGGTCATCTCTGGCCACTCTTGTTCCATCAATGATACAATGTCGTCATTGACTTCTTTTTTTGTACTCGATTCTTTTATTGCCTCTGGCATATTATCTCCTTATCTATACTGGAAGTTACGAATAATTAATGTAAAAGTCAAGTGATTTTATCAACTATTCCGTATTCTAAACATTCTTTTGCCGTCAAATATGTATCTGATTTAGAAACTTCTTCCCAAAATTTTTGGTCTTTACTTGTAACCTCTCCAAGTATTCTATTTATATTACTTTGTAATTTTTTCAAGTGGTCGGCTCCTTTTAATACATCTGTCGTTTTACCTGCTTCAAATGCCGAACCTTCGTGAACCATCACCGTAGAATTTTGTGTCATAGTTCTCTCACCAGTTCCACATGATAATATAACAGCGGCTGCTGACATACAAGCACCATAACAATGTGTATTAACTTTTACAGGTAAAGTTTTGAAGTAATCAATTATTCCTAACATAGAATAAACATCACCACCATATGATGAGATTATTAAATTTATATCTCGACCTTCATTATGTTGAATAAAATTATCAAATCTCGTCATTACCGCGTATAATGTATCTTGTTCTATTTCATAGGTCAAATACATAGTATTAGATTTTATATTGATACCCCATTCTAAATTTTTAAATAATAATTGTGTTTTTTTATTCATACCTGGCATGTCTCCATAATTAACTTTTAAGATTGCTGAATCCGTCATCATATTTCCTTTTTCTTAAAGACAAAAACAGGTTCGTATTTATAACCTGCCCCCATCACACTCGATAATGTTAATTGTAAGGTATCCTCTTGGATAAAACCCAACTCTTTGGAAATCCTTACGGTTTCTTCTTCTATAAACTTATACTTTGGTGTGTTTGCAATATTCATTAACATATAACCATTTTTCTTTAAACCATAGTAACAATTCTCTATGGTCTTTTTTAAAAATCCATTTACCCATTCATCATTGGATGGGAATTTAATATAACTTTGAGTTTCCTCATCTGAGTATTTCTCTGTATCGAAATAAGGTGGTGAAGTAAAACATAAATCGATTGATTGTTTTTTAGGAACGAAATCTTCACTCCCTTGTTTATATATATCAACTTTCTTATTAATATAGTCAAATTCTTTGCTCATTTGCAATAAACCTTCATAAGTCTTTGTGGATGGTTCAGTTCCTATGTAGTGCTTAGTGTTTGATGCAGATAAAAATCCAAGTAATCTACCACCCCAACCACAACTCATATCTCTAATGACTCCATCCCCACCGAACTTCTCGTAGATTAGTTTTGCTGCTGTCGGTCTGAAATTACTCACGGATTGTGTACCACTATATATTTTAATGGATTGTCTTAATCTATTTTCGTGAAATACATTTCTCTCTCCATCTGGATCCTCACCCTTGTAGTGTTTTTGTTCCCATTTCCAACACTTACGAATCGTAGATTTGAACATATCATCATCGTGAAATATATCCATAGGTGATTTTTTAGCACTACCACACACCACTTCCCAAAAGTGTGGAAAGTAAGTCCAACACAACCTCAATCCATGCATAGTTTGAACTATCTGATTATCTTTGAATATCGTATCGACATCAAACTTTCTCAGTTTTTTCAAATGGTCGTGTTTTTCATCTTCACGAATTGTGTAGTGAGGGAATCCATGCCTACGATAGTAATTAAATATGACTTCTACACCATACTCAATATCTACCACATCTATTGAATTTGTAACCCTTTCAAACTCCAAGTCTTTCTCATCCACATCGATGATTTTACCGAGAGTTTCATAATTTACTCTTGCCATATTGTTTGTCTGTAAAATAAAACAAAATCACTCCAAGAGGATCCTGGACCTGTTTCATTTGAATTTATAAATTTTTTACTATAAATCAATCCAAATAAATCAACACAATCTCTATGTATTTTTACATCTTCCGTTGATGGTGCATATTTATCAAAAAAATTGTCAGGAGCATCTCCATGAAAAATACGAACTTCCTTAACAGGAGTTCCCTCGTCATCCAATACCATCTTCCACCCATTATTATCTATATCGGGAAATGTATTCGAGACTACTTTACTCACATCTAATATATCTCTGTAATCAACCACATCGTAGTCCTTATAAATTTCAGATATCCAATGGGATTCCTTTCTAAAATCAGGTAATGGTGGTGTTTGACCAGGCTTATCATATGTACAATCCGTACTCATATAAAACTTAGAATTAGGATATTTATCCATTGTTTCTCTTAATAACTTCATCTTACCTTTATAATCAAATCTCTCTACGGGAATATCATGATTGATATTTTCCAATACTGGCCAATGTCTAACATGAATTCCAATTCTATCCTTCACCAAATTTTTAATTTTATTTTCAATTATCTTATCCTTCAATGTAATTAAATGTACCCACTTCCCATAACAAGATTCAAGTTTTTCACCCATATATGGTGGCCATTCACCAAGAATATTATAACTTTTATTTACATCTAATGTTTTAAAAGGTAGTCTTGGATCAATAGATGGTAAATTTTGTGATGGAAGATAATCATCAAAATATTCATCAATTGTTTCAGTATATGGAAAATTTAAATATTTTGTTTCTGCCCACATTCGTTCTTCGACTGCCATCTTAAAATTAAAATCATTCCGTCTATTCAATTCATATGCATATTCCCAAAACTGCATACGATTTCCAAATCCTGTGTCTATCAATGACCACCCCACATTATCAAGATACAAATACATTAGTCCCTCCCCTCTCTTATGGTAAATTTAGTTTTTTAATTTCCTTTGGTTCAACTCCATACCTTTGCAAAAGTGTCTTTAGATTTGCCTTATTTTGTTCGGTAGAATAAAACACTTGTAGGTACTCCCTAGCCTCAGATAGACTTGATTCGTAATGCTTGGCCACTATCTCAACTAACCATTTTTCATACTTCATATCTTTCTTTCCTTTTGTATATTTTAACCACTCTCTTTTCTTCGGTAAAACATTGGTGTATAATTTGTATAAGTCTTTTGGTTTTAAATTGTATCTTTGAATCTCATTCACCACCTCTGTATATTCCATCTTCATAGATAAGAATCTATGTATCATATAATTAGACCATTGCTTCTGTTCCGTTTCATTCAGAGAATCCCAATACCCTTTAGTCTGTTTTTGTGTGATGTGTGTGATGTGGTCGAATAGACCTTTGTTTTTAATAACCTTTTTCATATCTATAAGTATTTAATTAATTTTTCAAATTCAATTATTTTAGCTAACACCAAAATATATCAATACCAAATTTATCACGGATAGTATAAGCTGATACTCCTGTTAAATCTAAATCATCAAAATAAAAGCTATCCTTTGGTAATACAATCAAATCTGGTGTATAACCATCAGATAAAACTTGTTCAATTACAGGCAAATAATCTTGAACCAATAACAAACCAGCAACAATTATATTGCCACCGAATGTCGTATTCTTTACCATTTGAATTTTATAATCATCGAATGGAATTATTTTTTTAACATGACTTTCAAATATTTTTTCTACCGACTCTGAAATCATAAATAACATTTTCGGATTGTTTTCATCTTTGTAATTATCCAACAGAACATTTAATGATTTGTCAATTCTATCAGGACTTATTCTATTTTCAGAATTTATTTTAACTCTTGGATATAATTTTTGCCACTTTCTAATATGTTTCCAACCTTCTTCCCAAGTCAAATCAAGATGTTTACCAACATTTGGTGGAGCGTATTTTGTATAAGCTGGATGTGATATTTCTATTTCTGTCGGATTGTGATTCTCATTCAGTAACCTAATCCATTCTTCCGACTTACCATTTTCAATATCCACAACAGATGGACATATTACAACTGCATATGGAACTTCGTGTTTATCTAACAATTCAAAACAATGTTTTGTTTTTTCATAATT